CCGAGGCGTTCTCTTCCAGTCATGGAAGAGGCGCGGCGGCTACAACAGCGGATGCAGAGACTTCTGGATCCGCATTTGACTTCGACGCAGCCCTCGCCGTGCCCGAGTAAGAGCTTGGGCCCGAGGGAGATGCATGAGCTCCTACTCGATAAGGGGTTGGGGCTCTCTCTTAGTCAGAAGGAGCGCGCAAGGTTCTGCGCACTCCATGACAAGATCCTACGTGACGCTTTCGACGGCTTTAAGCACCTTAAGGTCGTCGGTAAGTGGGATGGCCCTCCGGTATGGGCGCGCCGGAAGAATATTTCGACTCCGAACTATTTCTTCTGGGATTACATCGCCCATTCAGCTGGGCTCGACGCGCCATGGTTCGACACTGTGCGCGACGCGGTGCGGTTCGGTGGCGCGAGCTGGGATGGGGTCTACGGTCTGAAGCAGTTCGACCGGGTTTACCCCGCGGTCCCCCAACCCTCCGATGCCTATCTGGAGCGATTCATGCGCTTCCTCGGGCTCGAAGGGCGCGAGGCTCGTCTAATACCTCCGGAGGAGATATTACTCGAGTCGGTTGTTAAGACCAAGGCGAACCCAGGGCCACAGTTCCTGGCACGTGGGATCGTCGAGAAAGGTCGTGCGGTCAAGGCGGCCGTGGCCATGCTGCACTGTGTGCTGCGCGGCTATGTGTCCCCGAGCGACCTCCCCCCCGTTATGTACGGGCTGGGAGGCCGTGGGAAGCCCACCTCCTTCTCGAAAGTCCTCGAGAAGGCGCAGGCTAGAAAGCCTGCGGGACGAGCGGTCTGGATGGCGGACGCATGGGAGACCGTTTTCTCCTGGCGTTATGTGGTGGGTGTCAATGAGTTGTTGTCCCTGCCTGATTGCCCGATCTACGTGGGGTACAACAACAAGGACCCGATTCAGCGCAGGCCCTTGTTGGACCTCGTGCAGTCGGGGAACTTATACCTCAAGATCGACTTTGAGGCATTCGACTCTTCGGTGCCTGGCGATCTGATCCGGCTTGCATTCCGCGTGATTCGGCGGCTCTTCCCGGGCCTGGGTCAGGCGGATGAGGGCATCCTGCACTATCTATGTGAAAACATGATCAAGTGCAGGATTGTGTTGCCCAACCGCGATATAGTCGAGAAGGATGGTGGCGGTGTCCCTTCAGGTGCGGGCTTCACCTCCATCGTGGACTCGATTGTCGCGTGCTATATTGCGTACTCGTTCCGCGATTATTTTGTGAAACGATTGCGCAGGCCTGGCGAATTATTTCTCGGGATCGCTAATCTCGGGGATGATTTGCGCCTTATTCTCAAAATCCCGAGCCAGCTTCCGGGCGACCGGATCAGGCGCGGGAAAGAACTGAATCAGGCGTTCGCGGCTTTCTGCTCAAGAAAGTTCGGAATGATCGTCAACACGGCTAAATCTGGGGTCGACCTCTATCCGTTCGTTCGGATTGCGGTCCCCAAGATTTACCAGGACGTGCCTGATTCCTCCCGGCGACACCTGCGGGAGAATCCCCCGGTCCGTGTGCTTAAGAATGGGCGGGTCGTGGTGGACCGCGGGTTCGCTGCATACGACATCCTCGATGACTCTGAGTCGGTATACCGGCGGGTCGCGAGGTACTCAAAGCGCTTCAATTACGTCTTCGCAGGGGCTTTCAGCTTCTGCTCGACGTATTATCTTCGGGACGGGAGCCCCATTCGCCCGAAACCCGAGATGATGGAGCGACTCGCCACTACGTCCGCTCCGGTTAATACGGTCTACGAGTGGCGAGCTCTGATCCTCCAGTACCTCATCGAGTTCTGGAACAATCTTCCAGCTAGGGCCGAGTTGCTGTCCATGTACTGCGACTCGTTCTACCAGGAACTCGATGGGGTGTACAGCCTTGCAGACGCGAGGCGTTCAGCCCTAGCTACCCTCACGGACCCCGCTCCTGCCGTCGCGTTCGTCGCGGAGCGTGGGTTTGCTAAGGTGGACCGCCAAGACAGAGATTTCCGTTGTTGGTGGTGCACCCAGAAGAACTGGTGGCCTGACCTGTCGGACCCGCGGTTCAACTGGTTCCGGCCATCCCTTGCTGCTCTGTCCCGGCTCCAGGAAGCGCTGGAGGATCCAGCACTGGATGCCCAGGACCTGTACGGGCGCCTCCGAATCGTGCTGCTCAAGCCGGCGGATGTGCACGGTTATTATGTCCCCGCGCGGTCTCGGGAATCCTTGTACCGCGTGTTGGGCATATTCCAGGCCGCTCTGGGCCCCGGAGCGGGCGGAAGAGGCCTCGCCTCTTCCGCGGCG